CTTTTTAAATTGTTCAAAATATGTTTCAAAATACCATTTTATTCTTTCAATAGTTTTTGTATCTGAAAGCTTCAACTCTACTTCTGTATCTAAAAACCTCATAATGTTATCTGCTTCAGCATATATTTTTTCTTGTAGCCATTTAGCACCTTCATTCATTCCTGATAAGAATGCTGCTCTAGCTGTATCAATTACAAATTGACCTTTAACATCAGCATCTTTAGAAATAAAAATACCATATTTGTCTTTCTGCAATCTTTCAGCAGCTTCTTCTAATGTTTCTTGTTTCATGATTTCTTTTCTTTAATTAATTCAATTAATTTATCTATACAAGCTGATTCAGCTTCTTCACAACTCCAAAATGTATTGTGTTCAATTTTAATTAAATCATTTCCTTTGTAATCAAGAATTTCTATAAACCATTGTTTTTTACCATAATACGTAACCATTCCGTAAATATTGTACTTATCTCTAAACCACTTGAAAACTTGCTGTTTATGTGGTACTGCTACACTATATTCATAGTGTTCATCATCATCTGCATTAAATTTATCAGTAAGATGATCTAATTCTGTGTTTATTTTAAATGGTTCTTCATAAGCCCATTCACTAACACATTGACTATCTTCAAAATATTCTTCAAGTAAACAAGGTTCATTAAAACCTAATTCTTTTAAAGCTAATGCTTGAGTATAATTTACAAAGTGCTCTTTCATCTTATTTCTTTTTAAGTATTAAACAACCATTTTCATCTAATCTTTCAATCCATTTACCTTTTTCATGTCTAGTTCCATGAAACCACATATCAATCTTAACCTCAATTTCTTTTGGTTGTTGTAGTGATTGGATATAATTATCAGTTAATTCTTGATAAGTTTTTCCACATTTTTCAAATGGACTACTTAATAGTATCTTACATAGTTCTACAACTTCTTTTATACCAAACAACTTATCTTTATTCAGCTCTATTGCTTTGTTAAAACCTTTAATAAAACCTTTAGCCATTTTTCCATTACCAACAAAAGTGGTTTCTTCTTTAGTTGTCAATACTGCCAACTTCTCAACATCAACAACTCCAAATATCTCATCACAGTTTTGTTTGGATAATCTCTTATGTGGTGACTCTTGAGTTGTAGCTATACAACTGTCATCTTCTCCATAGAGTTTATACTCCTCACCTAGTTTTTTTAAAATCATAATCTTTTAGTTTAAAATATGTTTTTAATAAAATAATCTTGAGGTGTTAAATCTGAGTTTTTTAATCTATAGTATATTTTACTGTGCTTTAAATTTAAAAGTTTACAAATTGAATAAAGAGTGTAAATAGTATCATTATAAATAATATTAATATTATTTCTTCTATTTTCTGCTTGTTGTTTTGAAGAAGCCCATACACAATTATCTTTAGAATAATCACCATTTATATTAATTCTTTCAATGCTTGAAGTTTTAAAAGGTTTTTCACCCATATCTTCAACAAATTTCCAAAAAGAATTTTTCCATTCATCACACATAACAATACCTCTAGCACCATAGTTTTTATATCCTGTTGCATTTACTTGATAGCATCTTTTTTTAATACCATCCCAAGTTTGGTACAAAGGATGTTTACTTGGATTACCTGTAGTACATAATCTTGAACAAGATTTTGTTTTACCTCTTTTTACATCACTAGCTTTTTTAATAATAACATTTCCACATTCACATTCAAATACCCATTTTTCATTACCAACATAGTTAGTTGCTGTTAACTTGTTGAATTTCTGACCTGTAATATCTATTTCTTTTGCTCCCATAATTATATAATTTTAGACAAAAGTAATAAAAAAGTAAAACAATACCTAATTGTGTTCCAAGGGATTATCTCTTGATGTAATTTTTTAAACTCCTCAATATAATCTGCTTTAAGAGTATGATTATACCTCAAGTTAGCACCTCCATACTGAGATATTTTCTTCTCTTGTATTTCTGGTTTCCAAAGTAAACTTTCTCCCGGAAGATTATTAGCAATATTAGCATAGTGCTTATCTACATTATGAGTTAAAAATATAACTTCTGCTTTTACTTTGCTGTTATCCCAATTACTTAACTGTGCAAATGCAGCAACTTCTTGAAATAATTTCTTATATTCTGTTAACCAATTAAAATTTACAATAACAGGACTGAAATTTAAGTGCACATCATAACCCGCATCAAGGAACTTTCCTACAGTAGATAATCTATCATAGATATGATCTGTTCTTGGTTCAAGCTGTTTTCTATAAATTTCAGGCATAAGACTAAATCTTATTCTAATCTTACCTTGTGGATTAAAGCTTAGAAACTTTTCATTTACATACTTAGTAGCAAAAGAACCCATAGCTTTAGGATGCATAACAAAGAAATCAAATATTCTTTCCCACTGATGATATTTAGCATGTAGAGCAAAGTCTTCATTACAACTTATGTCATAAGTTATATACTCTTCATGTGTTTGATTTGGTTTTTCCACATCAGCAAACCATGCATGGTCATTGATAGCAGTTAATATATCTCCATGATTTTTAGCAATAGATAAACCTGTAGGTTTATTTCTTTTCATGTAACAGTAACTACAGTTATATAAACACCCATGTCCAAAGGACGGTGATATATAATCTGTAGATCTACCAGAAGGTCTAATTATCATAGACTTTCTGGTAACTTCCTTAATTAAACTCAAATGCTTAGTTGTTTACGTAACTGTAAAATTCATCAAAGAACTTAATGATATAATTACTATATCCTTTATGTGCATAGTTTCTATCTAGATGTGCTAAGTATTGATCTCTAGTTAATTTATGACCTCCTACAAACTCCAAGTATAGTTTATAATCTAGTACACTGTGTTGCCATTTCTCAAAGGATGCAAAGCCATATTTAGGACCTTTACTCATTGTAGGTCTAACACCAGGCTGTCTCATACCAAACAAATTGTTATTTGATTTGAATAATTTACTACACATTCCGGATTCAGTCATGATTATACTGTATGCAATCTCAGGATGTGCTATTTTAGATTGCAAGATATACTCAATAAGCATATCTTTTGTAATCTTTGTACTGTCTACTACAGGTATTACTTCTGTAGTATCTTTAATCATAATTTTCTTTTTTGCTTTTACCAGTTTTTTATTTTCTCCAAAACTTGCTATCACACTTATGCTGATAGCAATACCAATAAACATTAATGTTATTTTCATATAAATATTTTTAAAAATGCAGGAATCCCACCTGCTATACCTTGTTGTAATCCGCAAGGCTTAGAGCTACTTATTCACTCCCGTATTTTTAGTTTGTTTAGACTTTCTTTCTTTTTCATCAAGCTTGTTAAAGTACTCAAGCCTCTCTGCTATTTTCTTGTTCACCAGATTGTTGTCTGGCATATTGTTCTCCTTCTTCATTCTCTTTTTGTTTTAAAATATCAAGAGCTTCTCCAAGAGATAAACCATCAGGTGTAATACCAGAGTTTATCAGATCCATGTAGATCTGTTTAATCTTCCCCACGTTGAGTATCTCTTATGATTGCACCAATAATACCTTTAAAAGGATCATTTGCTTCTTTACCAAGTTTATGTCCAACTAAAAAACATACAAATGCAAGCTCATTAGGATGTGTTACATGTATGCTTGCTTCAGCAAGTACATTTGTTATAGACTCCTGATCATAAGCTGTTTTTGTTATTGCATACAACTCATTTTTTCTTTCAGGTGTAATACCTAATGTACCTGTGATAGTTTCATCTGCATCATCAATAATCAGAACTTTTAAGTTTTGATTTGATTGTGGTAAAGTTTTCTTTTTAGAAAGCTTCTGATAAATCCACTTCTTCATGTTCTGCAATTTCTTTTTCATCTTCTGTTGGTTTAAAACGTGAGGCACTATAAAATTCATACGGAAAAGAATCTGGAGAAAGAGATACTTCCTCCAATTCAAATCCTAGCTGGTTCCCTAGTGCTAAAGGAACAACTCTTCTTACAGTATATACATTACCTTGAACAACCCATTCAGATAAAGGAATCTTTTTAGGTTTATTCTGGTCATTGACACAGACAACTTTAAACATACTCTTCTATTTCTGTTTCAACTTCCATATTCTCTAATGCACTACTCATTTCAAACATATCCATATAACTACCAGAGGCAATATCTACTGATCCTTTACCATGTGCTAGTATAGCACATTGTTCTGCCTGATAAGGATCATGATTACAATATTTAATAAGACAAGCAATGATATACAAGAAATCATGTCTGTCATCATTAAATAATATTATTTTGTGTGTTTTATTCTCCATACTATAATTTATGGAATTTTTTTCAGTATAATACATTAAAAGTTTTATAAGTTATCTTACTTTGGTCAAAACCTTCCAAAGCTTGTTTAACCCATTGCTCATCCATAGTACTTTTATAGCATAAAATATGTACTACAGCTGTGTCATCTGGATTAAGCCTTAAAAGCCTACCAATTCTCTGTGCTGACTTTCTCTCATTACCATATGCATGCATAATAATACCTTGTCTCAAATCAGGAATATTAACACCTTCACTTAACTGATGTACAGTTGTGAGACAGTTTATACTACTGTTTTTAAATAGTTCAAGATTTTCATCACTTCTGCTATTACCGCTGTGATATGAATATTTAGATAATTTATCAGCCTGCTCTTGTGTATTAGCAAAAACAATTACTTTACTTTTTTGAGAAATACTCTCAATAAGCTTCTTAGTATATCTTTCTTTGCTAGGATACTCCATAAGAGCGCGCATTCTCATTACTCTAAGCATTTGTAAATTACCAGAACCTGCTTCAACTCTTTGTGACCAGTATTGATAGTTTAATGTTTCTGAAGTAAGAAATGAATTACTTTTGTTCTTTACATAATAATCCTTTTTATCAGAAAGACTTAGCATGTGAACAAATATCTTATAATCATTTAAGATATTATTCTCTACTGCATCATCAGCTTCAAAGCTATATACTACTGGACAAAATTCATCAACCATTTTACCTTTTTCTGAACCATGATGTTTTGGTGGTGTACCTGTAAGACCAAGTATTTTACCTTTGAAGTTCTCTAAGAAAAGTCTGTGACTATCAAGAAGACTATGTACTTCATCCAAATAAACAATATCATAATCATTAGGATCATGTTTGTTTATGCTTAGATAAGTAGTAAATACTATTCTACCAAGTAGATTAGTCATATCAAATTTACCAGCATCATCAATCCATGATACAAATATAGATTTTTTTGGTGCAACAACTAATACTTTGTTTAGAGGAGATGTATTTCTATTGATGTGGTTTAAACCTACTTTAGTTTTACCTACACCGGTTCCTAATACTATTGTACATCTCCTATGATCATCAGTTTTAGCTAATGCAATATCTTGTACATCATCTTTTGTAATCATAAGTTTAATTTTTTAATTGTAAGTCATACTTATATTCTAACCAATAACAAATTTCATTTAAAGTTTTATTACCCATATTTCTAAATTTTAAAAGATCAGACTTATGATAAGAAAGTAACTCCTCAATGTTATTAATATCAGCTGCTCTTAAACATCCAACAGCTCTTACAGATAAGTGTTCATGAAACAAAAACTCTTTAGTTAAGTCTTTAATATCATATCCATTTTTAATAAAATATTGAACAATTGGATTAGAATCAGCATCTTTATTTGCTTGATCTTCTTGGTTTCTTAAAAACTTACGGTATAATTCTTTAT